ATAGATGCGCCAGTAATTGGGGTCGGCATCCTTCAGGCGTTCTATCTCCGCTATGGTGGCCTTGTCGAGGTAGGGGTTGTCCTTGTATGTGGTGCGGAAGAAGCTGGCATCGGTTCGGGGGATAACCTCCTCGTAGATCCAGTGGTACTCGTCCGAAGGGTTGAAGTCGAGTATGGCCTTTCCCGTGGTCCGGAGTAGTAGCTGCCTCCAATCCTCAAGGGCCAGCTCGTTGGCCTCGTTGACGAAGAGGACGTTTCGCTTCCGTCCTCTGACTTTTTGCGGCTGGTCTACGCTGATAAACTCCACCATGTTGCCCCACAGCCTATACGTGCCTTCGCTCTTGTTGTGATTGTCGGGCGTGTATGCGTCTTCATTTTCTAAGATGGAGAAGAAATCCCGCATGGCCGTCGCCCTCAGTGCGGGGAATGTCTTCCGGGCTATGGTGATGACTGCCCCGGCGTTCTCGTTCTCGTAGCAGAGTTCTACAAGCGTCTGAATTATCGAGTACGTCTTCCCGCTACGGGTTCCGCCCTGGTGTACTTGGATACGGGAGCCGCACCCCTTTACGTGGTAGTACGTGGCGGGCTGCCTCAACTCACGTCGGCGTTGTCACCAGTAAACCACGAGAGCGGCTTCTTCTCTGCCACGGCTATCTCCTGACGCTCGACGTATCCCCGCTCCTTGCCCTTGGTCTTCAAGAAGAAAATGGTGGCCGCGGGGTTGCCGTCCTTGATGAGTTTGTGCAGATGGGACTCGGCGAAATCGAGAGCCACATCACCCACCTCACTGACTGCCTTCTTGTAGTCCGGATCCTCTAACCAGTTGTAATGCGTCTGCCGGGATATGCCTACCACCTTACACGCTGCCGTGACAATACCCAACGACTTCTCCAGGGCCTGAACCATTGCTTTTTTTTGTGCGTCCATTGTCGTCAATCTCTTGGGTCATATCCAGAGTCCCCCTTCCCTTCGAATACGGGTTCAATAGTCAGGTCGTACTTCACGTCCTTGTATCGGGCTTGGATGTTTGTGCTTCCTTGTGTTTGGACTTTCCGTCCTACCATGTGGCGGGCTTCCTTCCTGCTGGATACGTACCATACCTCCCTCTCGTTGAGTTCGTCACACGTAAAGATTGCCCGGTATATCTCAGCCATGTACTGCCAAATATAGCAGGAGTGCAAGAATCCCCATGTAGCTGTAGAAGGTCACGCGGTATTCATACTCTTTCATAGGTCGAGTTTATTCTTGTAGTGCTGGATTATGCGCTCGGTCTCGTGGCGATAGAACTCCTTGAACTCTCCCTCCTGCGTCTGCTGCCAAATCTTATAGAGGACGTTCCTCAGCCGTTGGCTTTGGCTCTTAGGTTCGTCGTATAGGTCCAGCTCTATCGCGTCGAGTTCCTCCACCTCGTCTTGGTTGAGCTTCTCTTGACCCCGGAAGTACAGAATGCCGAAGGTATCGATGAGCCTATCGATATCGGCTATCTCTCCGCTGGTCTTCTCCTGCGTGATAAACCGAAGGGAAACGGTCTTGTCCTTGCGGCGTTGGTATCCGTCAAGCTGTCCGGCGGTAAGGATTTTCAAAACAGTTTCGTTTGTGCGTTCGGGTCTCGGTACGTCTCAAAGCGGGCCGTGCGGATTACTCCGGTCGGGGTCTTCTCCTCGTACCCGGTTTCCAGGTACTTCCTTCCGTCCCTTTCGATGATGCGCTGGTAGATAACCTCCTTCACAGCTTGCCTTCCTCCCTCATGATCTTCTCGGCCCACCGTAGCCCGGCCTTTCCTCCCCATAGAAGATACGAAATAGTTCCACAAGCCTGACTATCTGAATCGTCATAATACTCCTCGGCTCGTGACAGGTACGAATACATCCGGCGTACCGTGTCAAAGGATACGCTCTCGCCCTTTGCTAGTTGCTGGGCGCGCACCTTCCCGACCTGGGTGGCGCACTTGTTGCCGACCTTCTCGTTAAGCTCGATACCCTTCTTGGCGTTGTTGCTTACCGCTTCGGGGTAGTTGCTCCATGTTTTAAGATTGACCCTCATCATTTTGCATTCTTTTCTTGCGATTGTGTAAAGGATAGAACCAAACCCGTTTTGGCTTTCCTGTGTGAATCACTGCTTCGCCTGTCTCTACTGCTTTGCGTAATTCGTAGCTATACGCACGGTCTATTGTCAAGCTCCGCGGGTGATACTTTTCTCCGTTCCATTCGACCCACTTAGTGGGTGACGTCGTCCCCATCATGTCAAAATTTGCCGCCTTGTAAATCGTCCCGACGTGGCCTTCGGTTAGGTCTGAGTATGACAAAACCCCGCGGGCCTCAGTGTTGCGCTTTATCCATTTTATGCCCTTTGCAAGAAACCAGCTCTCGGAGTTGCGAGGCATATCATCTAGACAAGCCATTCGGCGGATGTCTATGGATTGCGGATACTTGTCCGAGTGACGGGGCGGACCTAACACCATACCGCCGGCAACGCGGTTCTCGTATACCATAGCCAGGCACTGAGTGATACCTCCGCCAATTCGAGAGCCTTTGTAGTGGTACGCTGCAAAAATGTGGCGGATGTCTGAGAAATCGCACTCGACAACGGCGGCCTTGTCAGCGTAGAACTTTTGTGCTGCCTCGTTAAATGCTGCGCTAAAGAGGTCCCTATTTGGAGCAACTGTACTCATAGGCTCGTTGTAGTTTTTCGACCATCCGCTTGTTCTTGCCGGTGCAGTTGCATGGCTTCTCCCTTGCGTTGAAGGTCCGGTTAAAAATATCGTACATGGTGCGGGACTGGCTCCGGTTCAATCTCCCCCGCTCGATAGCTGGGAGCAGCTCCTCGAACGCCGTTACGTCCTGCGCGGACATCTCGACATTGCGACCGGGGAACATGGCGTTGAGTTTCGCGCGGCGCTCATCACATCCGCAGTCCTCCACCACGGCGTGGACCAGCTTATCTATCCCCGTCGCCTTTGTTACCTCCGCGATCTTGTCGCCGAGACCCTTGGATTTCTTTTCTGACACGTCGTATTGTGGTGTAGAGTTTATGTCGGCTTATCCCTGTCGCCTCTGCGAAGCTGTCCAGGGTGTGCCCGTCTTCAAAATATATGGCGAACACCTCAGCGTCAAACCAAGGCAGCTCGGAAAGCCGCTCCTCGATATGGGTCAGGAGTTCGTCACGGTGTGCCGCTACCCCGTCCCCGTCCCACCAGTCCACTATGTGCCGGGCGAACTTCCTGCGGCGCTCGATATCCTTCCGCCACTTGTAGTGATAGCGCGAGGTCTTGGAGTTGTAGTTGTTGACCATCACCCGCAAGACCCAATACTTCATCTGGTCGCGCTCTAGGAGGCCGTCTATGGTGTCTTGTTTGGTTTGGTACAGTTGGAGTATAACCTCGTGGAGTAGGTCCGGACCGTCGCGCCCTGCGATACGCTGCGCCGCTTGGCTCAGGTCTTCGTAGTTGCGGGCGAGGTACCGGTCCAGCGTCATAGTCCGCAGTGTCCGGAGTCACAGCCCCACTCTTCAAAATCTATCTCCGCTTGTGGGCGGTGTTTTGCAATGTCCGCGTAACTCATTTCGCTCTTCCATTGTGCGCCCTTGCGCTTTTCCATGTCTTGAAACCACGCCATCTTCTCCGGATGAAGGTCGAACATCTTGCGCAACACGAGCGGGTTGCGGTGGAAACACCCGACGCAATTGTTCTGCGGCGCAAAGCGCACAAAGCTCCCCCTCCAAAACTCCACGACCTGGTCTCTCCGGATGCCGTCGTCTATCATCGGGAAGACCGGCTTCTGCCACGGCGTCTTTCCGTATGCTCTCAGTCCATTTTCATCACAGGCGTCCAGCATCCGCGCCGCTCTCTTTTCCTCACCTGCCCGAAAGCCTATCTGCATTTTCACAGGTTCGCCGATAGTCTCCTTCCACCACTTGTGCATGGGCTTAATTTTCATAAGCTCCGTGCAATGCCTCCAAGTGATATTTGGAAGGCTGGCTTTGCGCAGATGGTCGAAAGGCTTTCCAGTTACCCAGTCAATACGCTGGCCCAGGTATTGCTCAAGGTCGAGAATAGTGTGGAGAATGGTATCGTCTTCCGCCGTGGCGATAAACTCCCGCCCAATCCGGTCACTTACTTCCCGAACCAAGCCCTTGTCCTTTGGGGTGCAGTTCCTGTCCTCAATGCACACTAAGGCGAACACATAATAATCCGAGCGGTAATTGGCCGCGATGTATGCGGACGATTGTCCCCCGCTGACTGAAGTAACTGTTTTCATAGCTTCCGAAGCCTCCTGTTGTAGACGTCAATCAATGCTTCTAATTCCTCGCTGCTCCACTTCTTGGTGGTGTTGCTCAACGCCTCGATTTCCATCGCCGTACCCTCCCCGTACTTGTGGTCCAGCTCACGGGCAAACTTGAACTGCTCCCCGCTGCGAAATCCGTTGCAACTCTTGCACTGCGGCCGGACGTTCCTCTCGTCCCATCGGGTCGAGAACTTGGCGCGGGATTGGAAGTGTCCAGCGTCTACCGTCTTCCAATGCTTCCACACGCCACACGTGAAGCACTGCACATACCCGCGGTGGTCGGCGTCCTTGCTTCGCACCCATTGGGAGAAGACCTTGTCGAGGCGAGCGATGAGCTTCTTGCGGGTCATACGAACAGGGCGAGGCATGACAGCAAAAGAACAACAAGGTTGAATAGGCGTACCTGGTTCTCTTGGTAGAACTCAACGCCCACCTGTGCAAAGGTGAGGACGAGGATAGCGACGAGGATTCCGTGGATCATTCCGGGGGTTTGATTTCGCCGAGGTCGATGAGGTCCTCGACGGTCAACAATATAGCCTTTCGCGGCTCTTGCGAACCACTGTGTCTCTGATATGGGTCGTGTTCCGGACGATGCTTACGTTCCAGAATCCTCTCGGCCCGCATCTCCTCCCACTTCCTGCAACACGTCATCAACTCTCCCAGCTTCAGCCGTCCGTACATGGGTCCGAACTTGTCGCGCTTGATGCCTTCAAAAACTAGTTTGAACTCTTCGAGCTTAAAGGCGGGGAACTCTTCCATGAGCGCCCGCGCCGTCTCCTTCATCTCCTCGTCATCTTGGATGGTCTTGGTCGCATCGACGAACTTTATCAGCTTGCCCAGCTCCATCAGAAACCAGGCGCGTACCTGCTGCGGGTGA